GGCGTTCTGCTCGGTCTGGGAGGTGCCGTTCAGAGCGACGGCGAAAGCGAATCCGCCCGCCGGGACCGTGCCGTCCGAGACGAAGTTGAAGGCCGTGTAGACGGCCTGACGAGGATTGACCTCCTGCCCCGGAATGCCGATGGCCGGATCAGTCTTAACAGCTGCCTGAAAGCCCATGATTAGTACCCCTTCTTGATCTGAGAGAGCTTGGTGACGAGGAGGTTGCTCTTCTGCCTGGACGCGGAGTCCTGAGCGAAAGAGCCCTTGCGAGCGCGACTCTTGCCCGCCATGAACGCGCGGTAAGCGGCGCGGGCGGCCTGCGGGGAGACGCCCTTCGTGTTCACGCCTTCCTGCCGGAGGGCGGCCAGGTAGACGCTCTCGGCGGAGTCGTACGCGTTCGCGCGGACCTTGCCAAGCGTTTTGGCGCACTCGTCCATCGCCGCGAAGCGATTCATGATGCGGCGCTCGATGCGCTTGGCCGAACCCTCGGCGTCGCGCTCTTCGCCTTCGCGCTCGTGCTCGCGGTCGAGCTTCTCAGGCTCGGCCTTCTCCTTCTTTTCGCCGTAGCGGACGCCCTCAGCAAAAGCGCGCTGAAGCTCTTCCGGCTCGGCGTCGTAGCCGCAAGCCTTGAGCCCGTCCTGAACGATCTGCTCACAGTCGTCCGGCTCGGCACCATCGGCCTGTTCGAGCTCGTCGTCGGCGCCTTCTGCCATGTCCTCATCGCCGTCCTGAGCCTCGTCCGGGTTGTAGGCGAGGTCCTTGAGAGCACCGAGGAACGACCTCGCGTCTTCGGGCTTGAGCCCCTTTTCGACCATGTCGTCAAGGATGCGCCTGATGGCGGCGTCCTTGTCCTCATCTTCAGCGACGGGCTCGTCTTCTGCGGGCTTGTCGATCACGTTTCCCTCCTGATCCTGCGTGTGCAGGTCTTCGATCCCCTTCGCTGCTTCGCCGATGGCTCGCGCGAGGGCCACTTCCTTCTTTTCGACGGCCGGATCGCCATCAGTGGCGGGGGTCGTCTTTTCCTTGTCGTCCATAGGACCTACCTCTTTAAGTTGACTATCTTGCACCAACACATCGCGCCCAGCGCGTCCCTGCTCCACTAGCGCGACGTGGTTGGCGGAAATGTCGCGCATAATAAAATCGTACGGATCGCCATCAGGCGTCTTCCCCGAGGTGAAGTCGGGGGTGTAGGAGTACGCGAGGGATAGCTCACGCATTGATCCGTCTAGGATCCGCCGGATGGCGTTCTCCACGGTGATATGCAGAGAGTTGTCCAGATACGGCTCGCGGAAGGCGCCGTCCGTCCCGGTGCTACCGACCCTCGTCTTGAGCTGAGGGTCGTCCGCGTAGTCCGGGTGATGATCGAGCTGGATCGGGATGCCATTCGTGCTCTCGACCGTCTCTGGCTTCGAAAGCTCTTCGGGCGGCGCGTAGCCGTAGTAAACCTTGGTCGGCTCGAGCTTGAGCCTCTGCCACCCGATGATCTCGGACCCGTAGTAGGGCCGAACTTGCGCTTTCGTGAGGTGCGAGACCGCGACGTGAAGGTTGCCGTTATTGTCGTACCGGCGCACGCTTTGCGCGTCTAGGGCAAGTCTTTCATGAATCATTTCAGCAATTCGTCAATATCGAGTCTGAACACGCATCGGCAGAACGGAAGCTCACCGGTCATGACCTTCCTCCCAACCGCGGGGTCGTAAAGTCCCTCGTCGAGATTGAAGCGCTTACCGTCCATCGCTTTGTGCGTCTGGCGCGAGCTGTACATGCCTGGCACATGCACCCAAATGCCGGTTTTGGCGCCGAGGCCCTGCGCATTGGCCCGCTGGAGCCCCTGATTCACCTTTACGGACTGGTCGAGTGCTACACGCTTGGCCCGGGCTTCCGTGAAGCCGTCCGACTGCCGAAGTATCTCTTCGATGTCTCCGATCGTCTTTCCGCCGCTCAGCCCCGCGTCAAGGGCCCCGCGAAGGCGCTCCAGATCGTCGGCTTGCATCTTCGTGATGAGGGCCGTCATGTCGTCGATGAGCTTCGGCATCTCCTGCGCGGCCGCTGGAGAGATGTACCGGTTCTTGACGACCGGAACCGTCCAGCGGTTCTTGATGAGCTCAGGGGAGATGCCCGCACGAATCAGCGCACGGCGCTGGCTCGCGGTAATGCGCTGCGCCGTCGTGCGGACAAACCATTTAGAAACCGCCTTTGCGTCCTCGCCCGTGTGGATCATCCAACGAGCGAGTCGCTCTGCATACGCAGTGTCGGCATGCTTCGAGGCCTTCTCCAGATCGACGGCCTTGAAGTCCTTGACCGTGGGTTTCGCATCCTGCGCGAGGCGGCTTTCTTCGCCCACCAGGCCGGAGGCGATGAGGTCCTCGAAGAGCTCCGCCGCCGCGGCCCGCGTGCGGGCCCGGACGAGCTTTGCGATCTTCTTCTGAAGCGCCGCCCGGAGCCCCGCATTCGGCTCGATGGCCGCGATCGTCTTCGGCTTAGCCACTTACACCCCCTAGCGACTGCAGAAGCTGTCGAGACTCGTCGGGCGGATTCGCCTGCGGCGCCTCTGGCGCTTTGATCGCCGCCGTCGCGCTCTGGAGCGAGTCGAGAAGGCCTTGGAAGTCCTCTGGATCGCCGTCCGGGGGCTCATCAGAGAGAAAGCCCAAGTGCATGACAGGCTCGGTCTTGACGGCCTCTCGCACCTCTTCAGCGCTGATGGCCTGCATCTGAGCGAGCGTCGCCAGCGTGCCAGCCCGAGACTGAGCCGTCATCGCGGCGGCGTTCTCGTCTTCTTTGCTAAGCGGGTTGAAGTCGAAGGAGAGGTCCGCATCGATGGTGCCGAACTCGACGAGCTCGATCGCCTTCAGGCATGTCATGATCGCGTCGCGCCGGAGTTCCTGCTTCGATTTGATGTAGTCGTAGTAGTTGCGGATATCCGACTCGCCGGTCGCGTTGAAGCCGCTCGGGCTGATGCCCAAGAGCTTGACGGCCGGGGTCCGATTGAGCGCCGCGATCATCTCGAGCGACTGCCGGACAACGTCCGTGCATCCGGCGATGGACGTCTGGACGTTCATCACGGCCTCCGCGTCCTTGTCGCAGACGAAGACGGAGGAGTTGTCGCGATACCTTTGCAGGGCCTTCATGCGGATGTCGAAGAGCTGCAGGCCGTTCGGCGAGTTGAAGATGTCGTCCGTGCTCGTCTGAAAGACCAGAAGCGAGACCTTCCTGACGAGGTCCGCCGTGTACATCCTGCATTGGTTCCAGTGCATCACGTAGTCCCAGAGAATTTGCGCCTGCGGGATTCCAAGGAAGTTGTATGCGGGCCGGAGAAGCGTCGGCGGGGGGTTGTCGTAGAGCGGGATCATGCGCGAAGCATGGACGCGCTGGCCGAGCACCCAATACCACTTCGGCCTCATGTAATCGGCCTTAAGCGGATTGGAGGAGTTGTAGTCGCCGGGCGACACGCTGACCGGATCGACCACGACGAAGCGGAGCGTTCCGCCCTTCACCAGCTCGGCCGAGGCGTCATTGATGCGGAGAGGAAGTTCAGTCTTCTCTTCGCCGGTATCGATAAAGATGAAGGCGCCGCCCATGTATCCGGTGATTGTTGCGGCCTCGTGAAAGAGCCCCCGGAGGTGATACTTTTTCTCCTGAAGCTTCTGAAGCTCGTCCACCTTCTCGCCATCGTCGGAGCCGGTGATCTGGATCCACTCGCGCGTGATGTCGTCGGAGACGGTCTGCACGCAGGCGCGGATCATGCCATTTTGAGCGATCTGCTGTAGGGCGCCGTAGCCGATGAACGACGTCGTCGGATACTGTCCGAGCTCATAGCCGTGCTGCTGCAGGGACTTGTAAATCGTCGAGTACAGCCCGGTATCGGCAAGCTCAGCGTCCTGCGCCAGCCGGACCTCTTCGGTCGTGCCGAGCGTAACCGGGAGGGCGAAGCGCTCGCGGACCTTTTCTTCGGTCTCGAAGACCTTGGCAGCTGGCGGAGGGGCGTAGAGCTGAGCGCCGAGCTCTTCCATTAGGGCGGCGCGGCGGGCCTGATCGAGGATGCCGGAGCGCTTATCGGCCCGGGCCTCAGTCTTTGCCTTTTTCTTGGTCTTGGTCATTGCAAGTGCCTGCTTATTCAGTCGTCAAAGCCCCGGGTACTGGTCGCGCCGCGGGGCTTCATTTTGAGCCGCCTAGCGCTGGGCAAGGTAGGCGAGATTTGTCGGGTCGATGTGCAGTCCAGAGTGGCGATTCAGGTCATTCAATGCCTGGCTCATCGCGTCGATGGTGTCATCGTGAGCACCTGACGGAAATGCGAGGAGCTCAGGAATGAAGTCCTGCGCCACCCACGGATAGCGGTCCGGAGGCGGCAGGTAGACGTTCCGGGCCTCCCAGAGCGTCGTTACCGCGTTCGCTCGGGCTTCCTTGCTCTCTTTCGGAGTGATCGGGATGATGCCGGTCACTTTCCTTTTGAGCGCGCTGATGATCGCCGGGCCGTTCGCCTTGTCCTCGATGAGCTTTCGGGTGATCCGCGGGTACTTCCTCGCGGCCGCTACGAACTGCTCGAGCGACTTCACAAAGTCCCAGCGTCCCCGGAACTGGTCGACGAGGTAGAAAGCGCCGTCCTTTCGTCCCCACACCTGCCCGACCACGAAGTCGGATGTCGCGGACTCTTTAAAAGTCATATCCCACGAGATAACGGCCGCGTCGAAGCGCTCCGGGAGCTTGTCCCAGTGCTGAATCCAGTCGGACTTGAAGAGCCCACCGCCGCGCGGCATCGGTCTCTGCTGAAGCTGGCCGGCCGTCGCGAAAGAGCCCATCGTTCGCTCCATCTCGGAGACTTGCGCTTCGGAGAAGCGCTCCGGGAAGAGTAGCTCTCCGTCCTCAGTGCGCGGGTCCGTGAAGCCGATGCATGTCGCGCACCGGCGCTCCGGCTCGAAGCGCATTGGGAGCATCAGGTGCTCATAGCCCAGCTGGCGGCTCAGGATGATCCCGGCCGTATCGCGCTCGTGCAACCTTTGCATGATGACGATGATCGCCGAGTCCTGGT